TGGCTGATGAGAGTACTGGCTTCCCTAGCTTCGCACACGGTCAGACGGGTGTCTCAGGCGTAGGGCGTACAGCTTCAGGTATCTCTATGCTTATGTCTGCAGCTAACGGTAGTATCCGTAGTGTAGTTAAGAACGTAGATGACTATCTGCTTGGCCCTCTAGGTAAAGCTTTCTTCTCGTTCAACATGCAGTTTGACTACGATGAAACTATCAAGGGTGACTTGGAAGTTAAAGCATCAGGTACAGAGAGCTTGATGTCTAACGAGGTACGTTCACAGCGTCTGATGCAGTTCTTGCAGGTAGCGTCTAATCCTAACCTTGCACCGTTTGCTAAGATGGATTACGTCATTCGTGAGATCGCTAAGTCTATGGACCTAGACCCAGACAAAGTGACTAACTCTATGCAGGACGCTGCTATTCAAGCTGAGCTATTTAAGAAGTTCCAAGAGCAGAACCCACAGCCCCAACCTCAAGGCCCAGCGCCGGGACCAGAAGGTCAAGCACCAGCGGGAGCAAACGTACAAGACACTACAGGATCAGGTGGAGCGCAGATGGGTACAGGCACAGCGCCTCAACCCGGTGAGCAAGGATTTAGTGGGAACGTAGCCTAATGAGTGGTATCACTAGACTGTTAGCTAAAGAGCTTAGCTCTGCGCTGGGCATTACGGATAACCCTAAGTTCAATCCTATGTTCAAGCAGACTGATGAGGTTATGGCTGACGTAGCTGATCCTAGTGACCCTACTGTAGCTAGATTCTATAGCCCTCTTGAGAGTGCTCTTGATGAAGCGCCTATCGGTAAAGAAGGTACACGTGGTGAGAACGTAGAAGCGTTTGTACGTAAACGTGCTCCTAAAGTTACTAAGGGCGAGATGGAGTTCCGTGGTTTAGGATTAGAGCCGGGTGAGTTATATACAGCAGAGAGCGCTAAAGAAAGTCTTGGTGCATTAGACGTTCAAGCTATTAAACTAGAGCCAGGGTACACTCCTACACAAAGACAGAAAGAACTCCTTGACGAGGAGTTAGATTATGTAGAGTTAGGGCTAGCAGCAAAGGGAAACAAACCAGGTAAGCTACCAGGTTTAGAACTAATGGACCATTACGCAGAAGGTTTTTCCAAGTACCCTGATAGTATACTTGCTCATAGCCGTTACTCTGTTCGTAAAGGTGAAGATAGTACTTATATGTTAATTGAGGAGTTACAGTCTGACTCTGTGCAAGGTATTGTAGGTGATACATTAGGTAACTACAAAACAAAACAAAAAGAGTACTACTCTTTAGCTGATAAAAAGATTGATGATATTGCAGACGAAGTAGAATTTGATGTAGGTGAAACCGTAGACGTTACTAAGATGCGAGAAGCAGTACGCCGTTACGAAGATATATTATCAAACTCAAAGGACACAAAAGCAGACTTTGAAAAGTTCAACTTAGATTATGGTATTGAAGAATCTTACTCTAAAGCACTAGCAAATAAATCTAGTATACATTTTGTCTTAGGTAAACTAGTACCTTCCACCCGTCTTTCTGATGACATATCCGATCAAATTGATATGAAGATACAAGACATACAGCAATACGCAACAAAGCCTTTAAAGGCTAAAAAACAAACTATCTCCTCTAAACAAGCCCCTATAACACGTACAACAGACTACATCCGTATGTTAATGCAGTCAGTAATAGCAGATGCTAAAAGTCGTGGCGTTGATGAGATAGTAATACCCCCTGTAGAAAAGCTAGCCGTATTACGTACAGGCAGTGAAACTGTAACTAAAGATTCACCCTTTTATGCTACATATGAAGCTGCTGTTTCTAAAGTGTTTAAGCAACTTAAAGCAGAACTTGGCTCTCAGATAAGTATAGGGAGTAAAACTCTTCCTTATAAAGACGGTAAAGTAAAAGCAAAAGTACTCAACATTAAAGACTTGGAGTTAGACCCTAGTAAAGCAAAACTACGCTTCAACGAGGGTGGGTTAGTACAGAGGCGAACTAAATGAACGGCGCACTAAAGAAGTTAGTCAACGATAAGCAACTATGGGATGCTTACGTAGAGTACCTAGACGATAAGATAAGCTCTGCACATAAACGACTAGAGCAAGAGAATCAACCTGATAACATGTACAGGGTTCAAGGCGAGATCGCCTCACTACGTAGATTGAAATATATGAGGGACGAAATCAATGGAAGCCAATGAAGCTAAACAAATGGAGATGCTACTTCAAGAGGGTGGTATCGCAGATGACGGTACTACTGTAGACCCTGTAAGTGGGAATGAAGTACCTCCAGGTTCAATGGCAGAAGAGGTACGTGATGATGTCCCTGCTCAGTTGAGTGAGGGCGAGTACGTTGTACCTGCTGATGTTACACGCTACTACGGTGTTAAGTTCTTTGAGGATCTACGTACTGAAGCCAAGCGTGGCATGGGTCAGATGGAAGCTGATGGACGCATTGGTGGTGAACCAGTAAGTCAAACTATGGATAATCAAGCTGAGGGTGCTCTAACTCCAGAAGAACTTGCAATGCTACAAGAGATGGGCATGGCTGTAGGCGGTATGGTTACACCTCCTCCTCAGGCTGTAGGTAACACTGGAGAGTACAACAAAGGCGGTCAAGTATTGTATGCGCAGGACGGTGTAGATGTAAGTGCTGCCAACGCTTCTACGTCAGACGTTAACCCTTACCAAGCTCAGTTCACACAGGGTATGGGTTCTGCCTTTGCGCCGGGTTATCTCAGTCAACAGGTCATTGATAGCTCACAAGCCCCACAGTCAAGAGTAGTCCTGCTTTACTCACCTGACGGTATTGCTGTGTCTGTAACACTACCTGCAGAGCAAGCTAAGTATGACCAGCTTATAGCTGAGGGCTACAGCACTGAGCCTGTAGCTACAACTACAGAGACGGCAGTACGTACAGGTAATGATGACGATCCACCACCCCCTGAGGCGGCTAAGGCGATTGACTATACAGGTATGTCTCAGGAAGAGTTAGCTAAAGCATACGCACAGAACCAGACTGCAATGGCTCTGATGGCAGGTATGGCTGCTATTAATCCTATCTTTGGTGCGTTTGGTGCATGGGCTACTAACAACACTAAGAAGAAGATCATTGAAGCAGGGTATAAGCCGCCTGAAGGTGGTAGCATTTTCGACTTGTCTCTTAATGACATAATAGGTACAGTAAAAGATGTACTTGGTCTATCTGATGAAGAGACCGCAACGGTTGTAGCTCAAGTAAGTGGTGGAGATGATAAAACAGTTACACCTACAGGCTCCTATGCTACGACTACTGATGCGCAAATAAAGCAAATGCAAGACGATAATAGTGATTCTACTGCAGCTACAGTTGCCAGCCAAGAAGCAACTAGTAATATGCAAGGCACGACAACAGCAGAGAAGACTGCAACGGCGAAGAAAGCAACAGAAGGTATAAAATCAGAAGGTATAACACAAGAAACTACGGCAGCAGATAATACAACAGCAGGCGGCGCAGATCTTGATACATCGTTTGGTATTTCTGGACTAAGCGCAGGCGGCTTCGTATCTAAACGCTCCAAGAAGAACAAAAAGAAGTAACTACTAGACTACCAACATAACTATAAGGCTACCCAGCTACGGCTGGCCCCAACATAAGAGAGACCAAACTATGTCAACAGAATCAGCGGTTATCGAAACTAATTCCGTATCACACAAGCGTAACTTATCCCGTGTAGAACGGGATGAGGCAGAACTAAAAGAACTGCTTAAGCAAGCAGGGGTTACTCAAGATGAAACAGCAGAACAAAAAGAAGAAACCCCACAAGCGGAACCCGATAGCTCACAGCCTAGCGAACCCCAAGTTCAGGCAGAGAATAGTACCCAACAAGAAGAAAAGCCAGAGGCCAAAGCACAAGAACCTACTACTGAGCTAAGCTCTGAAGAGAAGACGTTTAAGCAACGCTACTCAGACATCCGCCGCCACATGCAAGACAAAGAGCAAGAGTGGAAGATTAAGTTTGAGAAGCTAGAGCAACAACTCAATGCTGCAGCTAAGAACGAGTTGGTACTACCTAAGTCAGACCAAGAGATCGAAGCATGGGCTAAGAAGTACCCTGACGTAGCTGGTATCGTTGAAGCTATCGCAGATAAGAAGTCACGTGAGCGTTCAACAGAACTAGATAGTAGACTAAAAGAGATTGAAGGTATGCGTATCCAAGCTCAGCGAGAACGTGCTGAAGCTGAACTACTAAGCCTACACCCAGACTTTGAAAGTATCCGTAACGATGACACCTTTCACGACTGGGCAGAAGAACAACCTAAGTGGGTACAGGATGCTCTTTATGAGAACTCAGAAGACGCTAAGTCAGTAGCACGTGTTATTGATTTATATAAGAGTGACAACGGTATAAAGCCTACCAAAGGCTCTAGCTCTGATAAGTCTGCTGCCTCTTCAGTAAGGACTAAACGAAACACTACGCCTAGCGAAGATAGCTCTGCAAGCTACTTGAGTGAATCCAAGGTAGCCAAGATGTCTATCAAGGAGTACGAAAAGCGCTCAGAAGAGATCTTTGAAGCTCAACGTCAAGGCAAGTTTATTTACGATATGTCAAAGAAATAGATTGACATTACTTTAATTGTAGGTAAAACTATAGGCATGTACATTGTCAGGCACTAACTGCTTGTACATGCTTTTAACTAAGCACTAGCCACACGAAGAACTACCTCTAAGTATAGGCCCAGCGCTTGAAGGACGGCCATCCTGATAGCACTGCTGACTACCCTAAGACAACGAGCCTCTTTTAATGTGGATATGTAGTGTCTAACTTTCACGCCATATCTATAAAGGAGAATTATTATGGCTATTGGAACCGCTGGTGGTGGTTTTGACGGGAACTTCTCCCCGATTATCTACTCCAAACAAGCACAGATTGCACTTCGCCGTGCAGCTGTAACTAACGCAATCACTAACAACTCTTACTTTGGTGAGATTGCAAACCAAGGCGACACAGTTCGCATTCAAAAAGAGCCAGACGTAACAGTCAACGCTCTGCAGCGTCACACAGGTATCTCAGTAGAGAAGCTTGATGACTCTGACTTCTCGCTCACCATCGACAAAGCTAACTACTTTGCTTTCAAAATGGATGACATTGAAGAGCAGTTTGCAAACGTAGACTTCACATCTTTGGCTGCTGATCGTGCTGCCTATAAGATGGCTGACGCTATGGATACAGACGTACTGTCTTACCTCTCAGGTCACACTACTGCAGGCGCTTTCATCACAAGTACTTCTGGTGATGCACAGCACCCAACAGCTGGTAACTTGACTGGTGAATTGCTCACAGCAAACCACTTGGACGCAACTGACTTCGGTAACTTGACCATCTCTGGTACAGCTACTGCAGGCGACTCCGTACCATTGGCTCCACGCTTGCCAGGTGCAACTGCCCTGTCAGCTACTACTGTTTCTCCATTGACTGTACTTGCACGTATGGCTCGTAAGATGGATACACAGAACGTAGACGCACGTGGACGTTGGGTGGTTCTTGACCCAGTGTTTGTAGAGATGCTCAAAGACGAAGATTCACGCATGTTGAATGGCGACTTTGGCGGCTCAGGCTTGCAAAACGGCCTGGTATTGAACAACATTCACGGCTTCCGTGTTTATGTGTCCAATGCTTTGCCTGCTAAAGGCACTGGTGCTGGTACTTCAGGTACAACTGCACAAGACGATAACTACGGTGTTATCGTAGCTGGTCAGGACGATGCTGTTGCTTCTGCTGAGCAGATCAACAAAGTTGAGAACTACCGTGACCCAGACAGCTTTGCTGACATCGTACGTGGTATGCATCTCTATGGGCGCAAAATTCTCCGCCCCGAGGCACTTATCACAGCACGTTACAACGCTGCTTAATTACACTTAGTCTGTCGGGCTGGTCTCTTAGGAGGCTGGCCCTTCAGCTTACTTAACGGTAGGATAACTCTATGGCTACTTACGTATCGCTAGTTAATGAATTACTAAGACGCATGAATGAAGTCACACTTGATACAGCAGGTGATGGCTTTGATACCGTGCGTAACGTTCAAGCTCTAGCTAAGGATGCAATCAATAGTAGCATTAGACTTATTCTACAGACGGGTCAAGAGTGGCCCTTTCTAAAGACTACCTACACACAAACGCTAGCAGCAGGTACACGTCAGTACAGCTTCCCTGCAGATTACTCAAGTGTAGACTGGGATACTTTCTACATTAAAAAGCTTGAGTCAGAGCAGAATGGTCCTCGCCGCTTGAAGGCTATCTCCTACGAAGACTACATTCAGAACTATAGATCGTCTGACGATAGCGGTGATACAGTAAACGGTGAGTCTGCTCCCTCTGTAGTATATCAGACTTATGGGGAGTCTTTTGGTGTTACGCCTGTGCCTAACGCTGCGTATGAGATTGAGTACGTATACTGGTCTTTCCCCAGTGACCTTACAGTTTATAATGACGTGGCAGTTATCCCTGATCGTTTTAAGCATGTACTTATTGATGGTGCAATGATGTTTATGATGCGCTTCCGTAGCAACGAGCAGAGTGCTGCAATGCACCAGAATAACTTTGAGGATGGCATTAAGTCTATGCGCCGTGTCTTAATGGATGATGCTATTGAGATCCGCTCTACAGTAGTTACACGAGGTAGTACATCTTCTTTTAGTGGCGGTTACTAATGGCTGATAATCTAGCCTCCTTTAAAGTCTTCTGCCAGGGCGGTCTTAACACCAGTCGTGATGTGCTATCACAGGGTGAGACACAGCCGGGTTCAGCTATCTCGTTAATTAACTACGAGCCTGCTGTTACTGGTGGCTACCGTAAGATTAGTGGCTACAGCAATGACTATGGTACTGTACCTGGCTTTGGTAACGTGTTGGGTGTATGTGTAGCTAATGGTGTTAACGATGGCATCCTAGCTGCACGGTATGACACAGGAAGTACCAACTATCTGTACTACTGGGATACTGCTACATCTGCTTGGGTTACTATTACTACACCTGCCTCAGTAGACGTATCGACTTACCCTAAAGTACGCTTCACTAAGTACAACTGGGGTTATGACGAAGTAATCATCACTGATGGCGTTAACCCTGCTGCAGTCTACACAGGTACAGTCTACACACAGATTACTGATGCTAATGCGCCCAGCGCACCTAAAGTAGCTCACGTATTTAAGAACCACATGTTCCTTGCCTCTGACGCAACAGAACGTACTAACATCTGGTTCTCTGCTCCTTATGATGAGTATAACTATGATCCTGCTGATGGTGCAGGTGTTATCAACGTAGGCTTCCCTATTGTAGCTATCAAGTCTTTCCGTGATGCGTTGTACATCTTTGGTACTAACAATATCCGTAAGCTTGTAGGCAACAACATCTCAGACTTTGTAGTACAAGAAGTTACGGATGACTTGGGTTGCCTTGCTACAGATAGTGTAGTTGAGATTGGTGGGGACTTGCTGTTCCTCTCTCAAGATGGCTTACGTCCTATTGGTGGTACTGATAAGATTGGTGACGTTAACCTTGAGACAGTATCTAAAGACATTCAGTCTATCTTTACTGATGTTGTATTTGATGTAGACTTAGATAAGCTAGACGCTGTAGTTATTCGTCAGAAGACACAGTTTCGTTTCTTCCTTGGTGCTGCAGATGGTCAGGGTATCATTGGTGGCTTTAGACAGACGCCTAACGGACTACAGTTTGAGTACGGGCAGATGCTTGGTGTATTCACTACGTGTGCTACCTCTGGTTACATTGGGCAGTACGAGTATGTTATACATGGTGATAGCAACGGTAAGGTACACCGCCAAGAGCAAGGCAATAGCTTTGATGGTGAGGACATCTTTAGTGTATTCCAGACGCCATTCTTTCACATGCAAGACCCAGAACAACGCAAGATATTCTACACTGTAGCCACTTACCTACGTTCTGAGGGTGACAACGAGATTGTTATGTCTGCCTTGTATGACTACGAAGATGTAGATACACTAAGCCCAACTAACTTTACACTAACAACACAAGGTGCTGCAGCTTACTACAACGAAGCCTTGTATGACAGTACAGCAATCTTTGATGGCAACCCTGCACCAGTACAGCGTACTAACGTTTCAGGCTCAGGTAAGTCAGCATCACTTAAATACGTAACAAATGATACAAACGCATCACACAGCATTCAAG